GGACATAAATACTTTAATCAAACTTAGAGAAAAAACAGATGAGCAAATTGAAGAAGAAATGTTACCGTTTGGATTTGTTGATGATGGTGATAATACACCGGGTTTTTGGGACGACGACGGCCTTAGATTATGAGCTCTTAATCAAATAGTCATTTTTATAAATAGAAACAGTGATATACGAAAAACAAAAAACGCGTTTCTAAATACATAAAGGAGAAAAATATGGCTTTTTCCGTAAGTCCTTCCGTTATTGTTCGCGAAGTGGATGCGAGTGCGGCGGTACCAGCCATCGCAACACCACCTGCAGCAATCACTGGGATCTTCCAATGGGGCCCAGTAAACGACCCAATTCTAATCACAACAGAAGATGAATTAGTAGATCGCTTTGGTGCACCTACTTCAGATAATTATGAAACATGGTTTGCTGCTGCAGACTTCCTTTCATATTCAAATGCATTGTATGTTGTTCGTGCTGATAATGGCTCAACAAAAGCGGATCACACGAAAGTAGTGCTCGACGGTAATAATGACATTATCGTAGCTCAAACAAATTACGGTGTATTCCAAGCAGCCCATGTGGGTTCGCGTGGTAATGACCTAGAAGTCGCATACGTTAGCGCCGATGGATATCAAACAGACATCGCAGGTGTAGGCGATATAACCGCAAACAGACCTTCAAATACACAAATCGCTCAAGAGTTTAGTTTTAACTCTAACAGTGTTGTAATTGAAGTTGCAAATACTGCTCAGCTTACTGGTGTTTCAGCAGGCGATGTTCTTACAGTAGGTAACGCTTCTGTAGGTTATGCCGAAATGCAAGTTGCTACATTCACAGAAGCATCAATCACAAATGCTGGCGCAAACACTGATCCAGCTGCTACGGATGATGATTTTGTAGAATACTATCGCTACACAATCACGTTTAGCAATAGATATCCACTAGCTGAAGAAAACCTTAATAAGGTAAGCTTCGTTAAAAAGTGGAAGCACGCAAATCTATTTGGTAAAGCACCAGATGCAGGATCCCTGCATATTGGAGTAATCGATGCAGGTGGCGGAATCACAGGAACTGCTGGTACAGTTCTTGAAAGATTTGAAAACGTTTCATCATCTGTAAATGCTACACTTCCACAGGGTACATCAAACTACTACAAAACAGTTATCGACAACTTCTCAAAGTGGGTAGATGTTGCTAATACTGCGCCGATTGGTACTGCATCTACAAGCATCTCTAAATACGAGAGACTAGGTCAAACAGCAACTGGTACTGTAGGTTCAGATGCACAGACAGAGTCAAATGCTTCATTGGCTGCATACGGTTTTGCTGTAGATACTCTAAAGAACTCAAACGAAATTGACATCAGCTCAGTTATCGTAGGTAAGAGTGACGATTCTGCACAAAGAGCAAACTACATTCTATCAAACGTTGTAGAAACTAGAAAAGACTGCGTAATGTACGTGTCTCCTTCTAAAGAATCAGTGGTTGATGAACTTAAAACAAACACTAAGCTTACAAATGTAATCGCACACAGAAACAAGATTCAAAACAGCTCATACGCATTTATGGATTCTGGTTATAAGTATCGTTACGACAAGTATAATGACGTATATCGTTATACACCACTATGTGGCGATATGGCAGGTCTAGCATCTCGTGTAGAAACTTGGGAATCACCAGCGGGCTTCCGCAAAGGATTGATTAAGAATGTTATCAAACTAGCATTCAACCCAAGCAAACCACAAAGAGATCAGCTATATAGCTCAGACATTAACCCAGTAATGGCTCAAGCTGGTTCAGGCATCATGCTCTTCGGAGACAAAACAATGCTTGGTCAAGCATCAGCATTCGATCGTATCAATGTACGTCGTCTATTCATTGCTGTGGAGAAATCTATTGCTACTGCAGCTGAGAGCTTCTTGTTCGAACTAAATGATGAGTTTACGCAAACTCAGTTTAGAAATATTGTCGATCCATTCTTACGTGACATCCAAGGTCGTAGAGGTATTATCGACTTTAGAGTTATTTCTGACTCGAGAGTGAACACTCCTGAAGTGATTGACCAAAACAAATTCCGCGCAAGCATCTTTATCAAACCAGCACGTTCTATCAATGTTATCGAACTTACCTTCGTAGCAACAAGAACGGGTGTTGAGTTTGACGAGATTGTTGGTCAGTTAACGTAATAAATAGATTAAAAAGGAGAAAAGATAATGGCATTCAATATCAACCAGTTCAAATCAGAACTCGTCGGTGGCGGTGCACGTCCTACGCTTTTCCAATGCCAAATCACTAACCCGATTTCACCAGCAGCAGACATTAAAGTACCATTCATGGTACGAGCTGCTGGGATTCCGGAATCAGTTGTAGGCCAATTTGTCGTACCATACTTTGGGCGCCAAGTTAAATACGCAGGTGATAGAGTATTCGCGGATTGGACAGTCACGGTCATTAACGATGAAGACTTTGCTATCAGAAACGCAATGGAAGCTTGGTCTAACGCAATCAACTCGCACGATTCAAATACTAGGGCATTGCCACAGGACTACAAATCAACTGGACAAATTACACAGTTCAGTAAGGACGGTAGTCCTCTACGTACTTATATCTTCGAAGGCATGTATCCAATTACAATTGATGGTATCGCGATGGATTGGCAGCAAACTGACTCAATCGAAGAATTTAATGTTACATTCCAGTATGATTTGTGGAGAGTTGAAGGCAATACCGGCATCCCCACTACTTAATTCTATATAATGAAGGAATAACCCTGTGAAGATATTTGGCTTTGAAATAAAAAGAGAAGGCGAAGAGGACGACGTAAAGCAACCCGTCTCCTTCGCCGAACCTATTAACACTGACGGTGCGATTACCGTCGGCAATGCTATGGGCGGGTTCTATAGCACACTTCTTGATATGGAAGGTGCTGCTAAAAGTGAATCAGAACTCATAACAAGATATAGAAACGTTGCAGCACAGCCCGAACTTGCTCAAGCAGTCGATGAGATTGTAAACGAAGCGATCGCGGTTGACACTGACAGCGAAGTAGTTCAAATTGTCCTTGACGATACAGATCTACCTGATAAAGTAAAAGATAGAATTATAAAAGAATTTGAAGACATTCTTACTCTTTTTGATTTCAGCGCTAATTCTTACGACATTTTCCAAAGATTTTATGTCGATGGTAGATTAAACTATCATGTTATCATTGACAACGACAACTTAAAAGAAGGAATCAAAGAGCTACGATATGTAGATCCTCGTAAACTAAAGCTTATCAGAGAAGTTGATAAGAAAGGTAAAGACGAGCATTCTGGCATTCCTGTTAAAAAAGTAAAGAATGAGTACTATATGTACTCAGAAAATGGCTTTACTTCAGAAGCAAATACACCTAATGGTTCTGGTACTCAAGGCTTTAAGATTGCAAAAGACTCTGTTGCAAGAGTTACTTCTGGACTAATGAATGAAAACAATTCTCTGGTCCTTTCATATCTGCACACGGCTATTAAACCTTTAAACCAGCTAAGGATGCTTGAAGATGCGACAATCATTTATACTCTTACGAGAGCTCCTGAAAGACGAATCTTCTACATTGACGTTGGCAATTTACCTAAATCGAAAGCTGAGCAGTATCTAAGAGATATGATGATCCGCCATAAGAATAAGTTGCAATACAACTCTTCTACTGGTGAAATCAGCGATTCTCGTAAAATGATGACTATGACTGAAGATTTCTGGTTCCCACGTCGTGGTGGTGAAAGATCTACTGAGGTTGATACATTGGCGGGCGGTACTGCTCAAGCACTNAGCACAGATGAGAATCTGCAGTACTTTCAACGTAAACTTTATAAGTCGTTAAAGGTTCCACTATCTCGTCTTGAGCCAGAAACAATGTACTCATTTGGACGAGTTTCAGAAATTACTCGTGATGAATTGAAGTTTTCTAAATTTGTAAAGCGCTTAAGATCTCGCTTTTCAACTTTATTTACTCATGTTCTTGAGAAGCAAGTAGTTCTAAGAGGACTTATGACTCCTGAAGAATTTGCCGAGATTAAGAACTTCATTCGTTATGACTTCGTTCAAGATAACTATTTCGAAGAACTAAAACAAGCTGAGATTATCAAAGAGCGTATGGCAACACTTCGTGACGTTGAGGATCATGTTGGTGTTTACTATTCTCGCGAATGGGTAATCCGTAATGTTCTTATGATGTCTGAAGAAGAAATGAAAGAGATGAAAGAGCAGATCGACCAAGAGACAAAAGAAGCACCTGAAGAAGTGCCAGACGAGCCTCAAGAATCAGTCAAGTCCTCGAATAACATAATTGAATAAATAAATTACAAATAAATACAAATAAATTAAAACCAGGAGAACAGAAATGAAATCCTTTAAACAAATGATGGCAGAGGTAGCAGAGCCAAAGAGCCCAGAAGAAAAGCGCTTTAAGGATCAGCATGTCATTCAAAAATTCGATCATCCGGCTGCAGAAGATAGCCAATTTACTGGTGAAATTACTGGTAAAACAAAGCAGAAGCGTCTCGCCGATCAAGAAGGTGATGCGAATTATGACAAAGCCTATTCTCAAAGAAAAAATGGCACAGCCAAGCTTGAATCTGTAGAAGAGGAAGCTGATCAGCTCGATGAGATCTCAAAAAAGTTGGCAGGTCGTTATATTAAAAGGGCGCAAATGGATACAGCTCATGCTGGTGACCAAATCGCAACAGGAAGTATGGGACAAGCGGGTGCATCTCCTGATGTTAAAAAAGGTTATGAGAAGCAACGCCAAAAAGGTATTTCTAAACTCATTCGCCGTCGTGCGGGAACAAGCGATGCTGTTGCTAAACTAACAGGAACTGCGAGAGTTAACGCAAAAGAGGAAGTCGAGCTTTCAGAAAATCCTATGGAAGAAAAGCCAATGATGATGAATGCTCTGCGTGCTATGTCACATAATATGCAAGGTATCGCAAAGTATGTCCAGTCAACAAATGATCCAGAAGAATGGTTTCAAAACAAATTAGCTGGTGTTGCTAAGGAAATG